GAAAGATATTTACCATCTCCTCGCCTGGTGTCTTTAATCTCAGCGCTATCAATGATGACGCTATACACACCATCAGGCACCGGCTGAAAGCCGCCAGAGTCGTTGTCGTCCTCAACTTCGTTTGGGTCAAATCTAAATCCTTGCATTACTTTGTTCCTTTCATCTTTTCGGCAATCTTGCCGAGGTGTGGTATTTCGTAGCGGTCGAGTACGCCGCTTCGATCTTTGGCCTGATAGACTCCATCAGGTTGAGTTTGAATAAATCTTTGAGTGTTGCCTTCCTCATCTTGAGACACGCGCAGGCAGAATACCTCATCAAAGAAGTATGGCAACTGCTGAGATAGTTTGTTTCCCGGCATACTGGGGCCAAACCCAACCATGCCAGACTCATCGGTTACACGCTCCTGCTTGCAGGACATGTAGACGTTCTTGGGTAAGTCGCGAAATGCCCGAATCAAACTGGTCATGCGGTCCTGCATCTCACCGTAAGCTCGACGAGGATCTTTTGCGTTTGCCTTCTCAGCAGATAGGCACACCTCAGCGATTTCCGAAATTGAGTCAACGCAGATCCACTCTATCTCTTTCATCTCTTCGCTTTCTGAGATGAACCTGTAAGCCTCTTGCACGTCGCTTATGCTGCTCACCTGAAGCACAGGAAAGTCGTAATCTCGAAGTGACAAAAGACCGGCCTCAGCACTGACTATGACAGGATTGGGAGCAGTAGCGCAGAGTCGCGTCTTGCCGCCTGCCGACTGAGCGTATGTAAGAATTTTGAGGTATTGATGTTCGACCTGATTGGTCCGTATGAGCTTCATGCCATTCTCCTTCAAATAAAAAAGCGGTGCCTTGAAGAAAGCGAAGTCTCATTACTTTGTTCCTTCCCGACACGTGGGATTGCAATGTTATTGTTACAGGCTTATAAAAGTTATATCAAGGTCTAATCACAAAATAACAAAGGAGTTGTTATGCGTCAGGTAGCTTTTCAGTGTTCAGAGGAGTTTATTGAAATGATTGATGAAATGGCTGGAGCGGTTAAAAAACTGCAACCAGACCTGATTACGGTCAAGCGCAGTGACATACTGCGTCTAGCCGTGAGAAAAGGATTACGGGCGATTGAGAAGGAAGCAGTAAGGCAGGAAGCGGGTTACGTTAAGTAATCTTTGTTGAGGGGGAATAAGTGACTTCCATGAAAGAAAATGCGCTAGATCTATGGGAGCGAGGCTTCAGCCTGGTACAGCTTGGCAAGTGTTCCAAGTCAGCAATCAGGAAGTGGGCCGACCTGCGGGATAACCCCGCAACGGATGACATCATTGACACATGGTGGAGCGAACAGCCAGATGGCAACATTGGCCTGCTCACGGGGAACGGCCTGGTTGTCGTAGATTGCGACAGCCCTGAAGCAGTAGCGATTGTTGAGAGCCGTCTACCAAAGACCCCTTGGAGGGTCAAAACGAGACGGGGCTGCCACTTCTACTATCGCGGCAACTATAGATGTTCAAAGGTTGAGCATCACTCGATAGACATCAAAGGAACGGGCGGCTATGTGGTTGCGCCTCCAAGCATTCATGAGACGGGCTTTGTCTACGAATGGATGCGGGACGGAGGAACGGAAGAGTGGGACATAAGTGATCTGCCCGAACTAATGCAGTCGGACATATCAGCGCTCAACGCTAGAACGATGAACGCAATGCCTGACAATGTGTTTCAATTTGACCCTAACTCAGTTCGTGGGTCTTACGAGAACAAGCCAGTCGAGGAAGGGGAACGCAACGTTGCGTGCGCTAGCTTAGTTGGAAAGTGGGTGTCCGCTGGGTACGACCGAAAGACCGTTCAGCTCAAGGCGAAGGAATGGAACGCCAAGAACGCTGACCCGTTGCCGACCAGGGAAGTTATGATTGTCGTGGACTCTGTTATGAGAACGCATAAGAGAAAGCATGAGGCAGGCGCGTTGGTCGGAGGGCCTAGGAAGGTAACCGAAAATCCGTTTAGAGCACGAATCAAAACCAAGATAGAGCTTGAGCTTGATGCGATGGAGGAAAGCCAGCAGCGCCTCTCCAAGCTTAGAATGCCGGGTGTTCTTGGGGACGTGTTTGACTACTACATGAAGACCGCGCCTCAGCCGAACGACTTGCTGGCCGCTCAAGCAACGATTGCTTTTGGCTCGGTGGTATTGGGACGGCGGTACGTTACGACACAAGGGAACTACACCAGCCTGTACCTGCTCAGCATTGCCAAGAGTACAACGGGTAAGGAGCACGGACGGAAAGTAATCCACAACATCCTAGAGGAAGCAGAACGAACGGAGCTTCTCAGTGGTAGCGGCTACACTTCGCCGGGTGCGGTGTTCTCTGAGCTGAAAGAAAAGCCAACCCATATATGTGTCATCGATGAGTTCGGACGATACCTCGAAGCAACGAAAGCTCACGGGAACAGCGCACTCAAGGAAGCTACAACGCTGCTGGTTGAGACCTTTGGATTGCTTGATGGAACGTTGAGGCCGAAAGCATATTCCTCAATGAGCAATCAAACCAGGGAAGACATCAGGATAGTCAGGCCAGCGGTGACGCTGCTAGGGCTTACAACCCCTAAACAGTTCTACGGGGCGATAGCTGCGCAAGATATCGAGGCGGGCTTTCTGGGACGGCTGCTCATCATTGAGAGCAAGGCGGAACGAACGAAGCGACAAAAGGTGCGCTATGGAACGAAGGCACCAGGAACGGTCATTGCATGGACGAGGAAGGCCAGAGGAACGGGCGGGCTAATTGAGAACGATTTTGAACTACCACCGGAACCAATCATGATTGACTTCGACGAGGAAGCGGAACGGCTATTCGATGAGTTCGAGGATAAGATAATCTCAAAACAAAACAGAATGGACGAGGAGGGCTTGGACGTTTTGTTTGGTCGAACGGTCGAGATTGCTATGCGGCTGAGTGCAATCGTTGCGGCCTCGCTTAACCTGGAACGGCCGGTGATAAATCGAACGGCGGCGCAATGGGCGATTGATTACGTATTCGACGCAACGATTAAGATGGTTGAGGCGGTGCGGGTCAACGTCAATGACTCAAATTATGGCAAGCTGCGGGCGCGGGTCCTTGAGCTGATCAACTCTCGCGGAGAACGCGGAATCACTGAGGCCGAACTCAACCGGGCCTTGCGCAGTATAGAGCCGCGATACCGCCGCGAGGCGCTTTCAGATGTAAGTGAGACGGGTGAAGCTGAGCTGGTAGAGATTGCGCATAAGGGCGGGAAAGGCCGCCCGCGAATCGCCTGGATTGCAACGGGCGGCGCGTCGATTGCTCACCAATAGTTGGAGGGGAACATACCAGGAAAGTCCCCGTTGTAGGACACCGTGTAATCCTCACATTGCTCTACTAGGTCCTTAATATCGGTGAACGAAAGCCCCTCATCGTTTGGTGTGGGGATTCGTTCAACCCGTGTAAGCGAACGCCGCGGGCGGTCCTGGTCTTTGTTAAGGTCCGTGTATTTGCATCGGATATCTTGGGCCAGTTGAGTATCGACCCCACAATCACAATCGACATCAGGGCACGGCGGGAAAACGTCGGCTATCAAATCAAAATGCTCGCAATTGATTCGAATCGTAATAGGGTGCTCATCAAGACAACATTTCATGCCACGGCCTCCAATCTTGAATTGATACGGTCGCGGTGGTTACCCTCGCAC